CCGTTATCCGTGTCCTGAGCCGTCTGCAGGTTCAGTGAGTCACCCGGCATCAGGTGAGGCACTTTTGCGCCTCCCAGCCGGACCGGTGCTGCGGCGTAATAAGCGGCAATTTCACCAATCCAGCCCGTCAGCCTTTCCCGCTGCTCCTGACTGTTCGCGCCCAGAATAAAATCCATCGCTGACTGCGTATCCAGCTCACTTTCAATGGTGGCGGCATACATCGCCTTCACAATGGCGCTCTGCAGCTGCGTGTTCTGCAGCGTGTCGAGCATCTTCATCTGCTCCATCACGCTGTAAAACACATTTGCACCGCGGGTCTGCCCGTCCTCCACGGGTTCAAAAACGTGAATGAACGAGGCGCGCCCGCCGGGTAACTCACGGGGTATCCATGTCCATTTCTGCGGCATCCAGCCAGGATACCCGTCCTCGCTGACGTAATATCCCAGCGCCGCACCGCTGTCATTAATCTGCACACCGGCACGGCAGTTCCGGCTGTCGCCGGTATTGTTCGGGTTGCTGATGCGCTTCGGGCTGACCATCCGGAACTGTGTCCGGAAAAGCCGCGACGAACTGGTATCCCAGGTGGCCTGAACGAACAGTTCACCGTTAAAGGCGTGCATGGCCACACCTTCCCGAATCATCATGGTAAACGTGCGTTTTCGCTCAACGTCAATGCAGCAGCAGTCATCCTCGGCAAACTCTTTCCATGCCGCTTCAACCTCGCGGGAAAAGGCACGGGCTTCTTCCTCCCCGATGCCAAGATAACGCCAGCTTGGGCGATGACTTAGCCGGAAAAAGGACCCGACGATATGATCCTGATGCAGCTGGATGGCGTTGGCGGCATAGCCGTTATTGCGTACCAGATCGTCTGCGCGGGCATTGCCACGGGTAAAGTTGGGCAGCAGGGCTGCATCCACACTTTCACTCGGTGGGTTCCACGCCCGCAACTGCCCACCAAATCCGCTGCCACCGCCGTGATAACCGGCATATTCACGCAGCGATGTCATACCGTCCGGCCCCAGAAGGGTGGGAATGGTGGACGTTTTCATACATAAAATCCTGCAGGTCCCCTGCGTCGCTGTGTCATGCCGGTCTGCACTTCCAGCTCCGCAATGTATTTTTTCAGGTCAGACACGGAAGTGGCCGTAAACTCCACTCTCCGTCCGTCTTTCTGCACCGTTGCCACCCGTTTTCCTGTCATCAGGTCATGCAGTGCCGCACGGGCAGCGGCAAGTTCTTCCTGTCGCGTCATTCATCCTCTCCGGATAAGGCACGGGCGTAATCTGCCAGTGTTTTCTTGTTGGTTGCTGCACCATCCTCTTCCTGCAGGCTCGCCAGCAGTGCACTGAGATCCAGCTGCCAGCGGGAAATACTGATGCGCAGCGCCGCCAGCGCATAAACGAAGCAGTCGAGCGCCTCATTGCGTCGCTTTTTGCTGTCCCACAGTATTTTTTTCCTGCCATCCACCCATTTTTCGACCTGCTCTTCAGCAGTCAGCTGCTGCGCTTCGGTCAGATCAAAAATATCCGGGTTATTCGGGAAGTGAACGGCACCGGGAAGCGGTTCATCCCCTTCCGGCGTCAGTGTGAAGCGGTTATAAATCTGCTCTTTCGCGGTATCCGTACCGATTTCGGTAAGGTAAACCCCGTTTTTGTTTCGCTTACGTGGCATGCTGGCCACCGGCTTTCCGTAGACGGATGCCCCTTTAATGGGGATCACCCGGAACAGCCCATGTTTTTTCGAGCGTTCATACACAATGGTCGGGTCAATCCCGCCAATATCCCAGCAGATACGGGATACCGACATTTCTGCACCATTCCGGCGGGTATAGGTTTTATTGATGGCCTCATCCACACGCAGCAGCGTCTGTTCATCGTCGTGGCGACCCATAATAATCTGCCGGTCAATCAGCCAGCTTTCCTCACCCGGCCCCCATCCCCATACACGCATTTCGTAGCGGTCCAGCTGGGAGTCGATACCGGCGGTCAGGTAAGCCACACGGTCAGGAACGGGCGCTGAATAATGCTCTTTCCGCTCTGCCATCACTTCAGCATCCGGACGTTCGCCAATTTTCGCCTCCCACGTCTCACCGAGCGTGGTGTTTACGAAGGTTTTACGTTTTCCCGTATCCCCTTTCGTTTTCATCCAGTCTTTGACAATCTGCACCCAGGTGGTGAACGGGCTGTACGCTGTCCAGATGTGAAAGGTCACACTGTCAGGTGGCTCAATCTCTTCACCGGATGACGAAAACCAGAGAATGCCATCACGGGTCCAGATCCCGGTCTTTTCGCAGATATAACGGGCATCAGTAAAGTCCAGCTCCTGCTGGCGGATGACGCAGGCATTATGCTCGCAGAGATAAAACACGCTGGAGGGGTCATCCGGCGTCCATTTGAGGCCAAACGGCGTCTCTTTGTCGCCAAATTTAAGATACTGCTCCTCCCCGCAGTGCGGGCAGGCAACATGAAAACGCATAAAATGCGGGGATTCACTGGCTGCACGCTCAATCTGGCAGGTGCCTCTCACTTTGGGCGTGGAGCCACGGATGGACTTTGGCCAGACCGAGCCTTCAATACGTTTGTCGCCAAGGAACGTCGGAGAGCCTTCCTGTTCAATATCCTCATCAAAGGCAGCAAGTTCATCATAACCCGCCACATCCACCGACTTTTCACGGTAGTTTTTTGCCGCTTTACCGCCCAGGCACCAGAAGCCACGACCATTGGAAAAACGCTTCATAGTGAGCGTGTTATCCCGGTGCTTTTTGCCATACCACGGAGCCAGCGCCAGCAGCGACGGAATATCGCGGATGGTCGGCTCAACGTGGGTTTTCATAAAGTTCTCGGCATCACCATCCGTCGGCAACCAGATAAGGGTGTTGCGCTGCTTGTGCTCTATAAAGTAGGCATAAACACCCAGCAGCATTTTGGAATAACCGACACGGGCAGACTTCACCACATTCACCTCACGGATGTAGTCGCTGCCCATCGCATTCATGATGGCCCGCTGAAAGGGCAGTGTTTCCCAGCGCCCTTCCTGGTATGCGGATTCTTTCGGGAGATAGTAATTAGCATCCGCCCATTCAACGGCGGTCTGTGGCTCCGGCCTGAACAGTGAGCGAAGCCCGGCGCGGACAAAATGCCGCAGCCTGTTAACCTGACTGTTCGATATATTCACTCAGCAACCCCGGTATCAGTTCATCCAGCGCGGCTGCTTTGTTCATGGCTTTGATGATATCCCGTTTCAGGAAATCAACATGTCGGTTTTCCAGTTCCGGAAAACGCCGCTGCACCGACAGGGGGATCCCGTCGAGAATACTGGCAATTTCACCTGCGATCCGCGACAGCACGAAAGTACAGAATGCGGTTTCCACCACTTCAGCGGAGTCTCTGGCATTTTTCAGCTCCTGTGCGTCGGCCTGCGCACGCGTAAGTCGATGGCGTTCGTACTCAATAGTCCCTGGCTGGAGATCTGTCTCGCTGGCCTGTCGCAGTTCTTCAACCTCCCGGCGCAGCTTTTCGTTCTCAATTTCAGCATCCCTTTCGGCATACCATTTTATGACGTCGGCAGAGTCATAAAGCACCTCATTACCCTTCCCACCGCCTCGCAGAACGGGCATTCCCTGCTCCTGCCAGTTCTGAATAGTACGGATACTCGCGCCGAAAATGTCAGCCAGCTGCTTTTTGTTGACTTCCATTGTTCATTCCACGGACAAAAACAGAGAAAGGAAACGACAGAGGCCAAAAAGCCCGTTTTCAGCACCTGTCGTTTCCTTTCTTTTCAGGGAGTGTTTTAAATAAAAACATTAAGTTACGGCGAAGAAGAACGGAAACGCCTTAAACCGGAAAATTTTCATAAATAGCGAAAACCCGCGAGGTCGCCGCCCCGTAACCTGTCGGATCGCCGGAAAGGACCCGCAGGCGTTCTGGTTTATTCGCAATGAATTCAATATCTGACAGACCTGAATACACGTCCTGTTTCTTCCACCCCCGCACAGGACTGGCGAGCATGAGGGACAAACCCGCGAATAATAAACGCGGTAAAAACCCGGTGTGCATCGTTTTTGATTATTCCCGCACACTCGCGCAGAAGGAATTCCCCGTCGGGCTACGGTCATGGTTAATGCAGGAATACGGCGACGATACAGCGCATAATGTGTCAGGCTTGAATACCTTTATCGAATCCCGGTAACGAATTCTCCTGACGTTCCAGTCAGGTGATGATATGCATGGTGAGATTCAGATATGAAAAAGCCCCGCTAAAAGCGAGGCCATAAATCACTTAATATCTTATTGAGGACGCTGGAGTAATCCGTGCTGAGCGAGAGTTAGAGCAATGTCATAAGATCCTTGCCTGTCTTTATAGCAAGTTTTATCAACTAGCTCAGCTTTGCTAATTCCGGGTAAATCAAGAATCAGATTCGCAACTTCAATTGCCCTTTGGTACAACTTACCGATCTTTTTCTCCCCATGATGTTGTTTTACATTCTTCAGATAACCGCTATCCGCCAGAGCGAGAAACGTTGCCCTTGGGCATCCCTTCTTTCTTGCCGATTCGCTTTCTGTAACCTCAGCGACAGCAGCCTCCCATGCATCACGAGGAGACATTGAGTTATGAGCAACCAATTGATAAGCATTTAAAGCGGCTTGAGCGTATTGAGACATAATGCATCCATATACAAAAATCTTATGATAAGACTTTTCTAATATGAACACAGTGATCTCACATACTCTTGCAGACCATTCAATTGGTTAGTTACGGTTTCGATGCGCTCTCTGAGAACGAAATAATCCCGTTGAGCGGTGTCAGTAAGTCTGGGGCTGGCACCATCATCCACGCCGGAGGCGGCGGTGGTTTTATGCATGTCCGGACAGACTGCTTTGACGCGCAGCCACTTACGACCAGCAAAAACATCAGCACGTAGACTTTCGATAGTCGCGTTAGCATCAGCAAGCTCCTTTGTGTATCTGGCGTCGAGTTCTGCTACATCACGTTGACGCTTCTGCATGTCAGCGATAGTAGATGCGGCTTTGTCGCGCTGCTCTTTGTAGGCGATGGCGTTATCACGGTAATGATTAACAGCCCATGACAGGCAGACGATGATGCAGATAACCAGAGCGGAGATAATCGCGGTTACTCTGCTCATTGTTGCCCCCACAAACAGACTTCACGCTCAATCTCACGGCGAGTCATCAGCCCTTTCCATTGCTTACCGCCAGCGTATGTCCAGCGCCGTAGCTGATCACATGCGCCTTTGATATCGCCCTGGTTTATTTTGCGAAGAAGCGTCGATGTTCTGAAATTGCCAGCGCCCACGTTGTAAACGAACGAGTAAAGAGCGCCGCGCGTTGTTTCCGGTATATCGACTTTGATGTACGGGTTAATTTGTCTGGCGACAGTGGCAAGGTCTTTATTCAGGAGGGCTTTGCATTCTGCTTCGGTATACGTTTTACCGAGCATGATGTCTTTTCCGGTGTGTCCGTGACATACAGTCCATACGCCAACGATATCTTTGTATGGTATGTAGCTGACACCTTCCAGGCCATCGTCACCACTCGGACCAGTGATGAGCACAGACGCTATGGCAACAGCCCCACCACCAATAGCAGCAGCAATAGCCTTGCGTAATGATGGCGACATTATTCACCTCTCGCAGCCTTACGCTTATCTTCTTTAATCTTGAAATAAAGGTTTGTCAGATACGTCAGCAAGCCAAATACCAGACTACCCAGCACACCTATTGCCGCCCACTGTGAGGGCGTGACTTTATCGAGCAACTGTAAAAACCAGTACCCGGCACTACCTGCTGAGGTACCATAGGCGACACCCGTTGTTAACTTATCCATGGATTTCATAACCCCACCTCGCAGACAAAGCGGGTGTAAATTAAGGGGATACTACGTATCGCAATAAAGGCAGAAACGTAACAGATTCGGAGTCAGTGAATAACTCAGGTATTGGGTTATCAGCTAATATCGAGACTCAAAAAATGGAAAAACCCGCTCGACGGCGGGTTTAAGCTGTGTGACGAAGTAACCACTCTTAACAGCATAACCAATTTTTTACGTACGTAAACTACTAAATGATATTTGTGAGAATGCCACCGAGTGTTCAAAACACCACCACAAATGCATAAGAAAACTTCAACAAATAACCAGTTAATAATTTCCGATGTTATTTTTAGTTTGTTTAAATTAAGCTAAAGAATTATAGAGCACTTATAAATAAGTGCCATTAATATAAATTAGCTAATAGATTTATTTTTGTTCAGACAAGAGCCATGAATAGGATTAGATAGAAAAGGTTCCGATAAAAATAGAGATCTACTTCACAAATTAAATGAGAAACTAAAACTTACATCTTGAAATAATCACATTGATTAGATGAATATTTATCGCGCAGTGACATCATTTTTTAATAATAGTTCAAAAAAAGGGCGTACAATGAAAAAATTAACAGTGGCAATTTCTGCTGTAGCTGCATCAGTACTGATGGCGATGTCTGCTCAGGCAGCTGAAATTTATAATAAAGACAGTAACAAGCTGGATCTATACGGGAAAGTTAATGCCAAGCACTACTTCTCCTCTAATGATGCAGATGATGGTGATACTACTTATGCTCGTCTTGGCTTCAAAGGTGAAACCCAAATCAACGATCAACTGACTGGTTTCGGTCAGTGGGAATATGACTTCAAAGGCAACCGTGCTGAATCTCAAGGTTCTTCCAAAGACAAAACCCGTCTTGCATTTGCAGGCCTGAAATTTGGTGATTACGGCTCAATCGATTACGGCCGTAACTACGGTGTAGCATACGACATCGGTGCGTGGACTGACGTTCTGCCAGAATTCGGTGGTGATACCTGGACCCAAACAGATGTGTTCATGACTGGTCGCACTACTGGTGTTGCAACTTATCGTAACAACGACTTCTTTGGTCTGGTCGATGGCCTGAACTTTGCTGCTCAGTATCAGGGTAAAAATGACCGCACTGACGTAACTGAAGCCAATGGTGATGGTTTCGGTTTCTCCACTACTTATGAGTATGAAGGATTCGGCGTGGGTGCAACCTATGCTAAATCAGATCGCACTGACGGTCAGGTCGCCTATGGTAAGAGCAAATTCAATGCCTCCGGCAAAAATGCGGAAGTATGGGCTGCAGGCCTGAAATATGATGCGAACAATATCTATCTGGCTACCACATATTCTGAAACTCAGAATATGACCGTTTTTGGTAATAACCATATTGCAAACAAAGCACAAAACTTTGAAGCAGTAGCACAATATCAGTTTGACTTCGGTCTGCGCCCATCTGTTGCTTACCTTCAGTCAAAAGGTAAAGACCTTGGTGTTCATGGTGACCGAGACTTAGTCAAGTATGTCGATGTCGGTGCTACTTACTACTTTAATAAAAACATGTCCACTTTTGTTGATTACAAAATCAACTTAATTGACGATAGTAAGTTTACCAAAACAGCTGGTATTGATACCGACGACATCGTCGCTGTAGGTCTGGTTTATCAGTTCTAATCTGACTTACGAAAAAGATATGTTGCGGGAGGCTTTGCCTCCGCAACATATAAGTGGAGCCCTCAAGCCACTTCCTTTAGAAGCACTACCTTGCTTCTTACTATATAAACCTTCTGTTATATATTACCCTTTATTTTGGGGGCGTTTCCACGCCCCATTTTTAATAACTTTTAGTAAACAATTGCATATCAATTAGAATTATTAGCAACGATATCCATATCTAACCGGATATCTAATGCCATTAACATCCCTTCAATTATGCCCTCAGCCTTCTGTAACCTTTTCCCGATATAACCATCCGAGCAGCAATGCTTACTTGCCAGTGACATGAATGTCATACCACATACATAATAATCTACTAATAAATCGTGTAAATCGCTGTTGTTCTTTTTCAGACGGGCCATGCACCCGCAAATGATCATCGCGTCATCGTCACAACATTGCGGGCGAGATTTTACTTTTGAAGGAATTAATCCCTTAAAACCGGCAGCAATGGACGACCAGGTCACATCCTCATGATTATTTGCCGCCCATGCCCCCCAGCGTTCAAGAACCATCTGAATATCACGCATCAACTTTCTCCACAAAATCAGGACAGCACACCAATCGCCAGTGCGCGATCGATAAAACGAAATATCAGCTCCAGTTGGGAACCATACTTCTCTTCAAATGCCACGGTATCCACATGCAGTTCGTCATGGTGTTTTCTGCACAAAGGCAACACAAAGAGATCATGCGCTTTTGTCCCCATACCACCCTGGCCGTGACCAATCAGATGATGCGGATCATCAGCTGGCTTTCCACAACATGCACACGGCTGCGTCTTAACCCAGCGAGTGTACTTTTCATTAACCCAGCGACGACGTTTGGGGCGTAACATAAAAGACTCCGGCGACTCCGGATCCACTTTCAGCGCCAGCACCTTTTTCGCTTTATCCCGGATAATACTGGTGGCAGTAACCGAAGGTACAAGGTCACTCTCCCGGGTGACAGACGGCAAAACAGGCTTCGGTAATCTCAGGGCCTTACGGGCTGCACTTTCCGGCAAGGCATCCGCCAGGTCATTACGAACCAGCCACCAGCACAGTTCCGGCATTGTCACAACGTGACTGTCATCAAAACCGAGATCCCGACGCACGACAGACAACACCCAGCGGGCACAGTTATCCGTTGCCATTGATTCCAGCCGTTCCGTGAACTGGTCACGCAGCTGGTTATCACAGTGCCAGCACAGACGGATTGCGCCCGGAGCGTGCCGCATTGTGGTCATGTTCTCGCTGTGCCAGTCGGAATGAGGCCACTGACAGCCCTTTTCACGAAGTAACCAGCTTTCAAGACATTCCACGCCACCAGCACGACGGATCACTGCCTCATTGCGGAACACGGCCCGAACGGCAGGATCATCCGCCAGCGGTTGTGATGCCGCCGGAACGGCACCACTGGCGAAAGATGAATAACGTTCCGGCTCAGGCTCCAGCAGGACACGCCCCTGCATAAACAGGGGCATCAGCTCTGAACCGGGCCTGAACAATACGATCCCCATACGCGGGGCAATTTCAGGGGTCAGTAGTGCTCTCACGGTCACCTCAATGAACGGTATCGAGCAGCTTTAACAGCTCAGGGAATCGGGATTCGAAGAAATGCGGCTGCGTCTCGCGCGGATTTGCAGGACTGGTGATGTTCTTGCCGAACATGCAGCCTTTCGCTGTCAGCGACCAGAATTTTTTGATGTTGTTAATCGCGGTACGGCTGTATCGTTCGCGTTGTTCAACGATCCCCAGCTTCGCCATCTGGTGATATGCCTGATTAGCCGTCAGGCGGATACCATACTGCTTCAGCAGTGCACTCAGCGACAGCGTAGGGCGGCTTGAACCATCTGGCGCATCAGCAGGTGCATCAATGGCATAGATCGGCATAAGTTCAGGAAGACCAGCTACCTTTGATAATTTCTGGTATGCACCAAGTTTCGAGGAGTTTGACAGATTTAGAGTCTTTGCTGCTGATTCAAGCAGAATGACCCCGGATTTAATTTTGTCGGATGTGGTTTCTTCTGGTGATGAATTATGAAGCGCATCAAAAGTACGTATCACTTTTAAGCTGAATGCCGGGCTGATCCACATTGCATATGCATAGACCAGCTCTTTACAGACATACGTCCCACCATTGCGCCCCTGAATGGTGATGACAGGAATACTACGGGAATCTCCCGTAGTTTCTTCTTCCAATAATTCCACAAGAGCCTTCGTTTCAGGACGACGCATAAACTCGTGAACTTCCAGCGAACGGGAGGAGCGATTCTCACCAGCGGCAAGAAGAGCAGCTTTCTGAAGGTCGTTAAGACAGTAGTTAGATTCGAAGTACTGGCGCACAGAAACGCCATCAATTACAAGCAACTGATTCATTGGTTTCTCCACAAATTTTTATCCACGAGCGGGACTGCACTCCCTTTTCGTTGATGCAGGATGAACTTACTGCGATTTTTAATAGTTATCAAGGATACACTGTTCATAAATACAGTATCTTTAACGAGGTAATACCCAAATTTAGGGTGTTGCTCAATTCCGTTACCGAGTTGCTAATTTGCAACTCGCTTTTTCGTACTTACTGATAGTGATCTCGACCTTCCCTTCCGGGATAACCGGTCCCCACTCCACCAGCATTCTTTTCACCTGGCTGTC